GTTTCTTCTTTCCACTTTGCATCACGACCAGGAACTTGTGACCAATGAACTTCAACTGTCTTATATGTGGAACGATTTTCAATGGCATCTGTCCACATCTTGTAGAATAGATTCAATCCATTAGGAGTTGAAACAATAATTACTTTGGATGTTTGACCAGAAGAGATAACAGGATAGGTTGATGTGAAGAACTCAACTGCCATGTTGTGTGGAACGAATGCAAACTCATCAAGGAAGATTAAGTTATATGTACCACCACGAACACCTGCTGCTGATGTGGCATACGCAAATATCTTAGAACCGTTCTCCAACTCTAACGAACCTTTGTTCCAAGTCATAATACCTTGTTGTAACCACGATGGTAGATATTCGTATGCCTTTTGAATACGACCTAGAATGTCACGTGCTAACTGACCTTTGTTGGCAAGAATACCAACAGTATATTCTTCATTGAAGATTGCTGCCCATAGCATATATCCGACAGTGGTAGTTGTCTTACCCACCTGTCGTGGCATCTTTGCAATGGTAAATCGGTTATTGTGAAATGTGCGAACCATGTCCTCTTGAAAATCCCACATGTCAAATGGGATAAGACCACGGTCTACGTTGACAATCTTTACATATTTTTTGATAAAGTATACAGGGTCTTCTGCACACTTTGCGATTTCTACTACTTGTTCTTCTGTGTAGGATAGTTCAGTGCCTGTTCGTTTCAGGCGGGCATTACCAAGATATCCGTCATCCATAATTTATTTTACGATGCTTCTCAACATCCATCCTTTTTTCTGGTGTGCGTCTAATATGTCTTGTAAAAAATTACCAACAGCAGGTTCGTTAGCACCATCGGCAGCAACAATGCCAGCACGAAGATGAATAATAAAACGGTCATTGTCGGCAGCAAGGTCACGCATCATTGCCATTGCATCGGGAATTGATGTTGCTTCTTGAATGTCTGCAAGTTCCAACATACGAGCAAGAGAACCTGGTGCATATGAATTCAATGCACGAATATGTTCTGCAATAGGGTCTGTCTGGTCAAATATAGAAGTATAGAAATCACTCAGGAAATCATGATATTGCGGAAAGTTTGCACCTTCAATATTCCAATGATAACCATGTGCCTTTAGATACAAAGCAAAGTTTGTTCCTAAAATAACTTTGAGCTGTTCAATTAGTGTTTCCATTATTTGTTCCTAACTAGTTTTATTAACTCTGCGGTTGAACCAACAAAGACTGCCTTATCAATACTTAGTCCACTCGACTGTGCAGTTTCTTTGGGTGCTAAATCTCTTTTTCGTTTTTGTATCTCTAACAAGTCTTTATTTAGGTCACCCAAATTCTTTATCAATCCAGCAGCAACTTCATAGGCACGTGGATGTTCTGTATCTCTCGCAACAAGAAGTAGTTGGTCGATGGCAGAGTTGCCTTTGCTAATCAGTTCTCGTATATTTTCTCTGGCAAATTGTGCATCCGACACAACAGAATCATCGTGGTCTATTACCATTGGAACTGTTGTTTTTTGTTCAACAGTCTGAATGGGTTCTACATCAAATAAATCGGATAGATTTTCATTTAGTTTTTTCATAATGTATCAGGATAGTTTATAATCGTTTCAGAAAAACCAAACTCATCATCAGGCATTGCATCAATTGGGTCTGGTCTAGTCATAATATTAGTTACTTCGATTGCATTTGATGATAGGGACGCCACATTGAATACAGCATTGCTGTAATCACCTGTTAGTCTATTGCCAACTGAGATAGTTTTATTTAATCCAGTGGCAACTAAAACTCCTGTTGATGTGTTGCTAAAGTAATCTACTGTGCCAAATACACCATTTGCTTTGTCACGAATAGTTTCACCTTGTGCAAATACACCAAACCCATTGGCATAGTCAACTTTGACTTTTTGTATTTGTTTATTGTTATTGTCAATATACAAGTTAGTGTTTGCCGAACGAATAATCTTGCCCGATTTAACTGGTGGCCAGATGTATCCTTTGACGGTAAAATCCAAATCCCACAATATCAAACGAGTTGTCATCATGTCACCCTCATAATCTACAGTAGAATTGACTGAGTTTAGTATGATAGGAACATCATACTTCTGATCCATTGTTGGGATAAAGTTGACTGTGACAGTAAAGTCGGGTGTAAAGAAAGGCAGTATCTGTTCTAGTATCTGTGTTCCATCTTCAGTATTACGAACATAGATGGACAACGAAAACTCAAAGTTGTAAGGAACAGGAAGATACTGTGTATTTACTTTAGTGGATGTTGAACCAGAAAAGTTTTGTAGAGTAGTTACATGTTTACGTGTTGGGTCATACGACATACTTTCCATGTTGAAAGATATGCGTGGAACAATCGTAGCAATAGATTTTGTTAGTGTAGGGTCAGAAGTAAGTCGTGTTAAATACTTTTCTTTTGCACCATAGGACAGAGGAACTTTCCATCGTTCAAGCTCAATACCCGATTGTGTGTGACGGACACATTGAATGTCATTGAAGAGTGTGCCAAATGCAACAACAATTCTTCGTATGGTTCTATTATAAAAAGGAGCATTACCTAACATTATACTTCTCCAAACGGATTTTGTTCCGTAAAATCAATAATAGAATCGGAGGCTGATTCTAGTCTATCGTTGTCAGCAATATCTTCAAACACTGTATTCATTGATGGGGAATCATATACATGAATAGTCCATTCGGCATTGCTTGTAGCACCTTTAACATTACCAGAAACGAATTGTCCTTGAACAAAGTATATGTCCACCGAAGCGTTCGCATACATTTCACTCACATATGCCGAAGCAGTTGAGTAGTCTGTATTTGCGCCTTGATATAGAATTTCATCTTGAACAAAAGTTCCAGAACCATCAGTCAATGAAATACGAACACGTGGATAGTTGCCACGAATCTGGTCATCAACTTCCTTGACACCAGTGTTGATGTATTCGTTTGAGAATACAAACTGTTTGAGTTTTAATGCATACACATACACATTACCACCACGACCACGACCCAATGTATAGAACATCGCTTGGTCATTTTCATGTTCAACGAATGTAATCTCAAAGAATCCACGAAATAGAGGAATGAAAATTAAGTCACCCTCACGTGGTCTTTCATATCCTGTATTCGTGTATCTAAATCTGGAACGTGAGACTAGTAGGGTTACTTCATCTCGAATTTCCAAACCGAACTTAGACATGAAGTCACCTTCACCCTCCATGCCAGTAACATTTTCCAGATACATTTCAATAAAATGTGCAGAACGATATTCTTTGGTTGTGTCTTCACCATAGAGATAATCAATTTGGTCACGTGTTGTGCGTGGTAAGTAGTAAACATCCATGCCATGAATTTTCATTGCTTCTATAACCAAATCCTCAACGAGCAATTGCTCAGAAGTTATCTGATTTGCAGGAAAATTATTGAAGTAGAAATTGGTTGCCACGGTTTACCCCGTGAAGATTTCAGATGGCAGTGAATTGAAGTTGTAGATTTCGTTTTCTATTTTTTCAATTTCATCATGTGCTTCTTGCATGATTCGAGGACCGTCAAGAGTCACACCACCTGGCAATTGAATGCCAGCAAACTTACTGAGATTGCTTCCCCACTGATATTTGATTTTAGCAGTGGCATATGCTTTTAGATAACGGTCATTCCATACATCGGCAAGACCTTCTTTGGTTGCTTTAGCTCCAGCAAAATTTGCTATTACTGGACTGCGAAACTCTAATGAAGTTGGTGATGAAATTCTAGCCACTTGTTTACTTTCACCATTGATAGTAATAAAATCGTTCTCCAATAGTTCTTGATCGAAGATTGTTCCTGTTCCTGTAACTGTATTTGCTGTAGTGTTCGAACTCACAGTTCCAGTAAGTATCATTGATTCTGGTTCCATCTTACGATAGCATTCGGCAATAACATAGTTACCAGGAACTACATCACGTGACCAATCAATATCCAGAAAGACTTTATTCTGCAAACGATTGAATCGGAACTGTGGTGTTCCAGAGAACAGAAGATTTAGTGTGCGAAGATGTTGCATCGTAATCTCATACGACACATACGATACTGATGTGAAATCATAGAGGTCATGTAGACGCAACTGATAACGCAAGTCAAACATGTTGATTGATGCGCCAGATTGGTCAAAGGGAATAATACCTGTAACGAAGGTAACAGCATCGGGGACATAAATCCAACGGCGATTAATGTCTTCTTCTGTTATCAAGTGTTTCATGAAGATTTTCTCAACACCATCCCAATGATAGTCGTTGAAGAAACTTAACGCATCATCAATGCGGTCATCTACTTGGTCATCATCAACATTGATTTCGATAACTGGCCAACCTAATCGTCTTAGGCAGTATTCTTTAAACTGCTTTCGTGTTTGAGGTTTGGCCATGTGTTCATATTACCATTTAACAATAACAATACCCGAACCACCTTGGCCAGCATTGTTTCCACCACCATAACCACCAGCACCACCACCACCACCAGTGTTGTCAGCAGCAGGAAAACCAGAACCAGGATTGCCAGGTGTTGCGTTGCCACCACCGCCAGGTGAACCAGACGGACCACCATTGATACCACCTGTTCCCCAACCACCACCCCAACCATTATTCTGCGAGATTCCACCACCACCGCCACCATACGTTGCAGGAGTTCCTGAAAGAGCAGATGATATTCCTGTGCCACCATTACCACCACGTTCATTA